AGAAAATCACTTTCTTCTCCGAGCGTCAAACTGCCATCGCGCTAGCCAAAGCAAACCTTCGCTATCGCAAAACAATCTTACGTGGCCGCCGAGTTTAACTCCGCCGCCACCAAACCTTTTCCATTCTGTATCAGAATCAAACGGAATGGAACCAAATGAGTTGGGATTTGGTGAGTTGTTGGAGGCGTTGGGTGACCGGTTTCTTGCCGGTCTCCGCGACGCAACCTCCGACGTCGTCGCCCAGGTCCCCACTCTCGACACCGAGCTCGTCATCGAGGTTCTCGGCATCGGGTGTTTCGCCCTCGTCTTCGCTGGACTCGTCGCTGTGGTTCTCCACGGCGCCTTTCTCGTCTCCGAAGGCATCTTCACCTACGCCATCCACGCCGCCCGCTACGGGCGAGTGGTCCTCCTGGGATACGCCAACCGGCGCCTCCGCAGGCGGATCGCCACTCAGCCCGGCAACGTGGCGTTATCTCTACGAGCTGTTAGGGACTCCTTCGGCAGAGGAGTTCGCTACGAGGTCACCCACGGGGGATCCTTACTTGGATACCTCTCCGTTGACACTTTAGAACACGAAGCGGGAGCGATCTTCAAACGTTGGGAAAGTCGCCTCGAGGTGCTCAAACAGACCGAACCCGGTCCTGAGCTCAACGAGGCGCTCATCCCGGGTTCGCAGATTGAGACCCATTACTTACGTCCCCACCCGTCTCTTTGCGTATTTTACGCCGAGGAAGACGGGTTCAAGCCCATCGGAAACGGGTTCCGTGTTGACGATTACATTGTCACCCCGGCGCACGTGATGGAACAAGCAAAGTACTGGGGCTTACCCTTCTCCGTGAAACGGTTTCCTGTTGAGAACTTCAAAGTCTTCCAGGATTACGACTTCGCCTTCCGTCTTTACGACCAGGCGACCTTTGCGTCCGTCGGACTGAAAATGGCTCCGCTCACCAAGAGCGTGAGTCACCACGCGCACGTTCGCGTTTGCGGTTACTGTCCTGACGAGGGCTGGGTTTCATCATCCGGCCCCGTCAAGGATTCCACCGGCGAACGCTACGAGATGACCTACAAGGCATCCACACGCAGTGGCATGTCCGGTTCTATGGTGTTACACAACGGCAGACTCGTCGGCATGCATTTGCGTGCGACGGAGTCGGACAACAACGTTTTCCTCGGCCTTCATTGGCTGAGCTACCGTATCGCGGTGCGGGACGCCCTCTGTAACAAGAAGGCCGAACGCCCCCTCCCCCAATCCGACGTTCTCAATGAGAGCACGGTGCCCGCCAACGGCTACTATGCCGACGAGCTCCGCGATCTCTCTTGGAAAACCAGAAGGATTGTCGAGGATTTCGAACAAAACGTCTTGGTTCAAGGCAAAGACTCTCGCCAGGCGCGCTGGGAGTTCTTGCAGCATCACTCCACGATGATGGAATTCTTCTTAAGTCGTGACGATCTTGAGGATTTCCTCGAAACCGGCGAGTTCGAATCGCAAGGAAGCCAGGAGTTTAACAAACTCCGGAGCCACTTCATGAGCGCGCGCGATTACCATGGTTACAACGAGTCTGCCGCACCGGAAGACGTGCCCTCCTCGCCCCGCGAGGAGGGTTTTCGCCCGGGTCCGTGTCCCCTCTCTGGGACAGCCACAGACGGACCTGGGGAGACGAGTGGCACGCCACCATCGACCTCGCTCGGGACTACGTCTCAAGGGGCTCCTACTTTGGAACCTCGGACGACGGTTCCTACGCCGGACTCACTCGAGTCGGGCGCTGCGAGCGACGCACGTCCCACGCCAGTTCTGCTAAAGAGCGAGCTCCAAGACCTGAAGAGCTTGCTCTCTTCACTGCAGAGCAGCGTCGACAAATTCTCGACTTCGCATACCCCCCAAGGGGAGGCGAAGCGAGGGCCTACTCAAAACACGTCTCCCGCCCAAGAGTCTCTCCCCTCAAGGAAGAGACGCTCGAAGAAGCGACCCGCCAAGTCGCCAGCCTCCGGGCCGGGTTCCAATTGACCGACGCAGAAACTGCGTTGGATTCTGGAGCCACGGTCTCGGAGTTTAGGCGACTCGTTGTCAGCGCTAGGTGCAGGGTGGACGACTCGAAGAACCCGGGTTATCCACTGAACCTGACGTATCAAACGAACGGCGCGGCGTTCGCTGCTGCCAAAGAGCAGATCTACTCGATGGCGATCTACCGGTTGCGCCTCATGTTGGACCCTGAGTTCGATTTTGAGGCTCGGTTGGAGACGCCCGCCGAGGCGGTTTGGGCCGGTCTCTTCGACCCCTCCACCGTCTTCGTGAAGAATGAGCCACACCCCTCCCGGAAGGTCAAGGACGGGCGATACCGGTGTATCACGCCGGTCTCGCTGGTCGACCAGCTGGTCGAGAGTTGTTTGTTCAACGAGTACAG